TCACCGACTTGCGATAAATGTCAAGAACTATATAGATTTTTTTTGTTTCAGGTATGTAAATTGCTACGAAGCCCGGATCATCTATAGAGTTTAGAATTTTTCTTGCGATAAACTTAATAGCACTTTTTTCTTGCCAACACGGAACTATATCTTGTTTTTTTCTAACGATGATATCTATTTCTCGGATTAGACCTGAAAGATAACCTGTCTTTGACAAAGCTTTTATAAATCTTTCTTGCATTCTATCTGAAGTATAAAGAGGAATTCCCTCAACTTTTATGGCTAATCTTGGGTTCTCTGGAAGTACGAACAGTTCTTGCAGTTGTTCCATCGGCTATTATCCTTTCTCTATTCCAATAAACTTTCCTAATTCTTCTTCTTCCTTCTCGTCTTTTGGGAGCAGATCTATTCCTTTTCTAGATTCAATCTTGTATCCCGGAGCTGCTCTATTTAGTTGACTAGTTCCATCATAGAAAGAAAGTGTGTTTACAAATCCTTGATTTGAATACATATTATCTTTCACAGTTTGCATAATGTCCTCATTAGTTATATTCGATCTTTGGTTGTCATTCATTTTCATTACGTCAATAAACATTGTATCAGATAAGAACTTATTAGATTCTATCGCCATTGGAGGATCATACTTCCTGACGTAAAAACAACAAGCAGTTGCGAGAGCTAAGTCATCTCTACAACCTACATCACCTTCAACTTTTCCCGTTGGTTTAGTAATCAATCCAACTAGTTCTAAAGCAAGTCTTTTCGATCTAACTAATTCTGGGAATTCAGTAATATAAGAATATAGCGAGTCTATGATCAAAGGTCTAGTTTTTGAATTGTTTGATAGTCCAGGAACTATCTTATTGTCTGTTTTTTTCTCTTTGTATAACATATTTGACAGATCAGATCTATTAATCTCTTCACACACCTGATTTCCATATCCACCAGTATTTTCTACAACTAGAAGTCCTGGATATTTTGTGCAAGCTAACCTAACTACTTTGCCGAAATCTGTTACAGAAAGTTTTCCTTCATATTCCCAAACTTGTTCCAAAGTAACATAATCCCAAACTGTAATCGCGGAATTATCTTCACCGTGTTCTGCTGCAGTATCTACTCCAATCAAGTAATACTTTCCCTTCTCTGGTTTCTTAAACATCCATGATTCACCACTAAATATTCTGACAATTTCTATTGGTTCGGGTTTATCTCTTTGTAGCTTCTCACAAGTAATTTCATCTAAAAATGATCCTTTAGTGGGCAAAAATACCAAATCTAGTTCTTGCTTAATCGCTCTTGGATCATTTCCGAACATTTCACATTGTGTTCTATACCATAGAGGATCATTTGCAAGTTCATGAATTTGTTTCCAATGAATGACCATATGTTTAAAAATGTCATCGCCAGTCATTGATCGTTGATATCTTTTATAAAACCATGCCCCTAAACCAGTAGTCTTATTAGGAGTTGATAAAATTAGAGTTCCATATGGAACACTTGCTTCTCTTGCATGTTTCTGATTAGTTGATAAAGCTGGAACCATACCAACCCATGCATCTTCAATATGTGGAACGAATGCTGCTTCATCAATTACCAAAAATGTTATTGCTTTACCTCTAAGAGTTCTTTCGGGATGATTTGGATTAACTGGAGTAGCATAACACTTACACCCATTATCAAGAATAAACTGCTGTTCAGTTCTCTTTTTATATTTTGGAGATAACCAAATAGGGAGTTTGTCTATCATCGACATTATCGATCTAGCAAAGTCAGTGGCTTCTTTTCCATCTTTAGAGATAATTCCAATAACTGCGTTCTTAAAGAAACAAACTAACCACGCAGCATACGCTTGAATTACTGTAGAAATTCCAATTTGCCGAGATTTTAAAACTAACATGTTATGAATACTATGAATTAGGTTAATTAGCTCGATCTGTTTCTGGTAAGGAGTCATCAAACGATCCCCACCAGGCAGTTCAAGTTTAATATACTTTCTACAGAAATACTCGAATGAAGTTTTGCATTTAAAGTATTCTTGAAGTCTTCGTTGTCTTTCTTTTTCATCTGTCATTTGATATACCCCGCACCGTAAGATTCTCTATAGTTTGTTCTGTTATTTTAGTAAGTTCTCATCTATATATATAACTTACTGGAGTATTTAATAAGAAGAAAAAAAGGAGGAAAAAATGGCAGTTACATATTGGTTGGAAATAAGAAAATTACAAGATGAAATTAAAAACGGAAATTCTACTATTATAGTAAAATTTCTTGAATTTCTAATCAAAAACAAAGTTAGTTTTAGAGGTCAACTACTTACAGATATTTGCGAATCTGTAGTTAAACCAGGATCTTCTGAACATTACTTTCCAAAAGAAGTAGAAAATGCATGGTCATTATTACATGATTTTGCAGACAACTACTATAAGGAGGAAAAATGGGTAGAAAAACCATGCTGAGAATAGGAAAAGCTGTTTTATTAGGATGGGGCATTGTTAAACCCAAACCTCCAACAACCCCTTGTTCCAGGGGTTCAGTGTGGATTCAAGAACCTGAAGGATGGAATACCTGGAGATCTATGGATGGAACAGGAAAGAATTGGTTAAACAAGGCATTGGATAGTGCCGGAGTCCCTAAATGAGTAAAATCAAATTAAATCAAAAAGGAGGAAAACATGTTCTGGAGTCTATTTGGTGGGTGGCTGGTATTCGCAGGTCTTTTGATTTCTGGGTTCATTCCTCAAGTCTCTGCTGATGCAAAAGTAATCGGTGGGAGCTTTATGGTAATGTCTGGTGTGTGGATTGTTAGTGGTACACTGTATGAGTCATATTTGAATTCACAACCCAAACCCAAGAAGATCAAAAGATAGATTTCCAAAAAAAGGAACTGGCTGAGAAGTCAGTTCCTTTTTAAACAGAAAAGGAGATAAAAAATGGCAGAATTTTCAGTTCCAAAGGCAGGCGAAGAAGGTCAGTCATTTCTTCGAGTTACATTAGATTTTGTAGTTCGATCTGACATGGAGTCTCTTTTAAAGAAGTATTCAATTACTGAAAAGGTATCAAAGGCTTTAGAAGAACTCAAGGTTGGACCAATAACTTCCAATATCCAAAAAGTTGATCCTTCAGATTTTATACTAAAGTTAAAAAGAAATCCGGTGGCCCCTAGAGGTAAGTTTCGAAGTTTGAAGAAAGATCTTGATATGGTACTTGAATCAGAAAACTTCTAGGGAAGATTTCGACAAAAAAATTTACTTGGGACGTCAAACTCCAAGTAAATTTTTTTTGTTATATTGTATTATTACTTCGGAATAGGTCTATTTTGCAAGTAGGGAACCATTCTCCGGATTTTGTAAAACTGATATCACTGTTTTTGAGGATATACTTTCCTGCTAAATTTACATACTGAAAATTTTTTGTCATTAGTTTTACTGGTTCACCTACGTTTAGAAGATTTAAGATTCTTAAGTTCTTTTCTATCTCAACTGATACAGTAGTTATGTTAGATAGATATTTCGATAATCTTGCATTTATAAAAGTTTCATTGTTTTGGTAACCAAGATGATCTACATAGTACTTAGTTCGATTTGTTATTGGATCAGTAAGTACTTTGTCGTACTTATAAACAATTCCATATTCTGAAGTAACATCGTCTAAATTTTTATCAATTATATTGTACAGTTCATCTTTTGGTTTAGTGAGATGTTTGGTTTGTTTTGCTAAGAGAGAAAACTTTGTATTTCCAGAGAAATCACTTTTCAAAGGAGCATATGTATAAAAATTTTTTCCATCATTACATTGCTTAAAAATTTCGTTCATTTCTTCTTTTGTTACATCTAGAGGAATTTGAAATATTCCAAATGTTTGATCTTTATTTATTTCTTTTGATAAATTATGTACATGAAGATCGTTATTTAAGTTACAGTGTACTTCCAGCATTCCATCAAAAATTCCGAATGTTTCATCTAGATATAAAATAGCTTTGTACAGAGTGGTCGGTGGTATGACTATTTGATCTATTGGTTCTGTATTCACACCAGTACTTGTAAAGTTCAAACTCGCATCTGTTTTTCCTACAAGAGTTTGAATTATTTCTCTCATAGGTTGACCGATAAAAACATCATTAACTAAAGTAGTAATAGTTTTGAATGGTTTCCTTGGGACAGTAATTATTCTGAACAAAGATCTATCTCTTTGTGATGTCATTGAATCTCGAACTTGAGGGGCAGCGTTGTAACTAGTTTTAAGATACATTAATTCCATGTCTAGTCGTTCCAATGTTATTTTCTCAGTTCCTCTGCCTTCTAATCTAATACTCAATTTTAAAGGATCTTTTGAGAAAACATTTTCTTTGAGAATTTCTTCTGGGTCAATCAAAATGTCAAGAGTTACTATTTGATATGGAGCAGTTACTGAAGATATAACTCTTACACCAAACAGTTCTGATGTATAGTCATAGTCTTTAATAACAAGTTGGATGTCATATCCTCGAGAGTAGACCATTCCTCTGGGAGTTCCTACTTCGTCAGCCATTATATTGATTCCTCAAATTTTTGTATCTTACTTTCTACTTCTTCTATATTTTTTAGTTCGTTCTCCCAAATCACTAACGTTTCGTATCCACCTTTTTTAAAGTAATCTATCCGACCTTTCTCATGTTCTTTATTTGTTGTAAAGTCGCTATAGACTTTTCTTCTATATTCTTCTCCATGATAGTAATCTCCGAAAATTTCAATTATTCTTTTGTTCTTTATGTCTATAAAATCTGGATTCTTTCCGTTAATCCAAAAAGACCTATCTCCACAATATTTATAGTTACTTGAAATATTTTTTAAGAGTGAAATTATAGAAGTTTCTACTTTATTTGGAAATGTATTTAGACCATCTCTATACTTCTTTAGAAAACTCGGGTCTTTATATAGTTCTTTTATTTTCTTACCAATTTTCTCTCTAGATTCCTTAGACATTATTTTTTGTTTACTTTTTTCTCCAATTGCTTTTCTTGATTTTTCAGAATGTTTCTTTCCATACATTGGATTATTTGAACCCTGAAATCTTTTACTTTTTTCTCCAATTGCTTTTCTTGATTTTTCAGAATGTTTCTTTCCATACATTGGATTATTTGAACCAGATCTATTTTTTCTCCACACCTTTTTAGTTTCTTCAGAATGTTTCTTTCCTAACATTCCGGTTCCTTTTTTTCTATTTTTAAACTTTAGTTTAACTTCATAACTTCGTTTCTTTCCTAAGTTATTGTTTCTATTTTTCTTTTTTGATTCTGAACAAGATTGCCATTGTTTACTACAGCACCATTTTTTTCCTTTTCCAATTTGATATATTCCTTCTCCTTCACAACCATATTCACAAATCATTATTTCTTTCCTTTACATTCTTTTTCCATCTTGGATAAAAATGAATAATATCGAGGACATTCAGCGAGATGGTCCTTTGCAATTTCCTTACAAATTTCTGGAATGTCTGAATGTTCCGTCTCTACTTGAATTCCTTTATTCAATTCTTCTTGATCGAATTCTTCATCAGGAATATCTCTATGTTTTCCAATTTGCAAAAGACTTGAAAGAAGACCGTATGCAATAGTTTCCAATCTATCAACCGGCATCCCAATTTTATCAGCGAATGCGTGGACATCTTTATCGCTGGGTTCGGGATGTTCTATAAAAAAATTCTTAACAATTTCAATCGTATGCGGATCTTCTTGTTGCTCTGTAACTCTATATCTTCTCAAGTGATTTTTTAATTGTTCAAAATAATGCATATCTTTAAATTCTTCTTCATTCATAATGGTCTCCTCCATTAATTTGTTCCCAAAAATGTACAAGAAAAAGTGGGGTCACCCCCACACTTTTTCTAGAAAGTATTTCCGCGAAGTGCTCTAATCATGCGCGGCGGTACAACTAACAATCTTTCTGCAATGTTATCTAGCATCAGTTTTGCGTTCAAATTTCCCTCCTTTGAACTGAATTTTGCAATGGCTAAAAACATATTCCAGTTTGTTACTTGACTTCCAGCGCAAAGTTCGGCAAGAAAGGCAGAAATACTATTCCTTCTATTCTTCCCGGCTTTTTCTTCTATCATCGCAAGGGACTTTAAGATATCTTCGTCAGTAAGTATTTTAGAACTTGTCTCCGAAATTATGTCGACAATATTCTCATTGAAGATCTCAAAGAACGATCCAATGACACCACTTAAAACTGTCTTACTTTTTGATGTATGAATCTGATGGTAGGAACCCATCTTCTGTTTAAAAGTTACTCGATACTCACCCATTATGGAGAATCCAAAAGAAACTCGAGCAACACCTGTGCCATCATAACTATTTTGCACAGTCAATTGTGGAACAACGTCTCCGTCTCTTGGAGTAGTAACAACGTTTTGAATTTCAATTTCATGCCAGAAGTGAGTAAACCGAGGAGCGTTTAAAAAAGTTCTTTCTCTTAAAATTGGTTTTCCAGTTCCAACAATTGACTCTTTGATCATGCGTACTACAATGTCGTTTCCAATAAACTTATAATCTTCTGATACAAATCCTCCCATCCTTCCGAACGTCTGGGAAGTTGGTGAAGCAAAAACAGTGAAGTAGGGAATGGCTGTAAACTTGTCAGCGTCTTCAATGTATGACCCAATGTATCGAACTGCGCCATACTTGTCTTCATACAAGAAGGTTCTGTTGTTGATTTTCTTTAGCCCATCTCTCTCAGCTCGTTGTTCAAACGTTTCCATCGCTACCTTTCTCAGCCCGAGTTTTCGTTGTTTTATTGTTAGTCATTGTTGTCGCTACTTCCCGAGTCAGAACTTGAGTCGTTACTTGATGGTTCACTCTCCTGTTCTGGTTTATATGAATCACAGAATTTACACTTCTCCTTCGTACCACAATCATCAAAAGGCCCACTCGCTCCGGCCCCTCCAAACTCTCCGCCTTTTCCAGAGAAAGATTCTTCTGCTAAAAGATCTCCTGCGTTCGGAGGAACTTCATGGAGCATCTCCATCATTGAGAACATTAGTAAAAGAGATGATTCATTCATAGACTCAACTTTTTCAACAGAAATTTTTTCTTTTACCAGTTGAGGATGCATTACTCGTAGATGCGACCGGAAGTCTTTCATAAAAACTTCTCGCTTACAAAATCTACACTTTACCTTTCTGTCCATTCCACAACTCCTTTGAATGTTTTTGATGCAAGTTATTATATCTTTCTTTAAGTTTTTCACAATTCTTGGAACAGTTTACTATTATGATACAATCTTTGCAAACTTCTTTTTTTGCTTCTTTCCATATGATTACTTCTTGTGTTAAGTCTGCAAGTCCTACGCTTGTTAAATCTGCTTCATCTTCTTCATACTTTTCTCGAAGTATTCTATAAGCAAATGAATCAACTTCTTCAACATACTTTAGATTTTCTTTAAGAAATTTGAAGAGAATCTTTCGTAATCCAAGCTGGTCTTTGTTGATTTCAAAAAGAGCTCCAGATATCTTTAGAGCAATTTCATCTTTTATGGGAAGAATTTTTTCTTTATTCAATTTCATGAACTCGACCTCCCATGGCTTTTACCCACGATACTTGCTCAGGAGTAGCTTCTTGAATATGCGGGGTCATGATAGTTCCAAACAACTTTCTAGCGTAAGTATTTGCAAGTTTCTTGGAGCTAGATCTTACAATAGAACAATTTCCTCCATCCAAGGTTACGTAATAGTCCTTTTTCTTAATCGCTGGCAATTTGTTTTTCATTATTTGTGTTTCTCCTTTTCTTTCGAGATACACTATTTTTTATCTTCTTCGCAAATTTTTCACCAACTACTGCTTCTGGTGGAATTCGAAGACCCTTACACGCTTTTAGAAAGTATTCATTTTCATAGTTTCTACCACATTCTTTACATACATCAGTGGTAAGAGCCTCATGAAGAGTTCCGTGAAATCCACTAAGACATATTCTTTTTCCCACTATCTATGTTTCTCCTTTTCTTTAATTAATCCGGCTTGTTTCAAAACTATGGTCCCAACTTTGGACATCATTCCCTTGGGAAAGAAATTACTCATGAATCGCATTGTTTGATTTTTGTCCTTTGTTACATCAAACCCCACAACTTTTGCTTTACTCCAAACTTCGTTAACATTCTTTACTAGAAGCATGTGTTCATTCGCCCAATCCCAAATCTTTTTGATCTTTAGTCGAGACTTATTTATTATGTCTTGAGCAAACTCTTCAAGAAGAAGGGTTTCTAAGTCACTAACAGTTGGATTTTCTTTGTCTTCGAAAACATTTAATGCAGTATTTTTCAAAATTAGCATTGGTATGGACCCAGAAGCTGCCCAGTGAATTTTTTCAATCTCTTCTGGTTTACATTTAAACATCCTCCAACTTGGTTCTCCAATATGAGCGTATAAAACCATTCCTTCTACATATAAGTTATCTGTATTCATTGCTGACATAATTCTTCGTAATTGGTTATATCCTTCTGTAAGAGCTCTTTTTTCTGGACTAATTTTTTCTCCACACTTTGATGGAAGTTTTACACTAGGTGGAAGCTTCAGCAAATCAGGAGGTTTAATTGCCGCGTCTTTTCTTCTAACTCCAAACAAAAAGTTTGCTTCTAAAGGAACTTCGTATTTGATAGTTATTGGATTTCTTGAACCAAATAACTCAAAAGAGAGATTAAAATCTGGGTTCGACTCGATCAATTCTTTGACCCATTTATTCTCACTTATATATTCTATCCACATGGACTTAAAAGAGACCAGAGCTGAGTCCTTAACAATTTGAGTTAATCTTGTTTTGTATGTGATAAATTCTTGTCCTTTGTAAGAATATCTATAAGCGAGAATATTGGTTCCGTCTAGTTTATCCCAGACTTTTACTTCCTGAACATCTGGCCAATTGTAAGTTCCCTGCTTGTCAAATGGATAATGAAGCTTTGGTGTTCCAAATATTACTTGCTCACAGGATTCGTCATTGACTTGAAAGATGAGCAAAGCTCCATATCTGTGGTCTGGTTTTATGCACATGAAACCAGACAGTTTGTTATTATTGTTAAATGAATCTTCACATTCAAATGGACTAACTTCTTTAGTATCAAATATCTCAATCGCTCTTTCTTTCATCATAATTATTCCTTATAACAACTCGTTTATTTTGTTGATCATATTGTCTCTTATTTTCTGTAGGAGTTTAGGTCTCTTAGTTGGTTTAAGATTAGATGTAGGAGTATTAGAATATTGTGGAACCTTAATGGTTGGAG